CTTATAATATCTTTGGCCGTTTGATTTTGTTCTTCGGCATTTACTTTATAATCATTTAAAGGATTAATATCATTATAATTATACACGATATCTTGTAGACATACAACCTTATTAGGATCTGCTTGTTCAATTAGGGCATAGAACACACTACCATCTCCACCTGCTCTGTACCATTCACCTTGAGAACTTTGAAATAAATTGTCATCACATTTATTAATTAGATACTTCTTAAATGTTCTTAAATGTGTATAAGGTAAGATCCAATTAAAATGATAGTTTCTATAATCTTTATTCTGCTTTACCTGTTCTGGATAGGGCTGACTGATTAATGGAATGTTATCAACCATACTCCAACAACTACCATAGGTAAATTCAGTGTTGCCATCGTATATAGAATTGTAATAACTTAAGATAGTGTTATCATTGACTAGGCTGTCATCACCATCTAGAATCATTATGATACTGTCATTTTCTAATTTTCTAAACTGTTCTACTTGATTACGTACCGCACCCTGATTGTTAAAATTATTAATTACTGTGAACTTTTCTTTAATATGGATAGGTAGTTTTTCAAGTGTTCTGTTTACAATTTCTCCAGTATTATCTGTACTAGCATCGTTAATCAAATAATGATGATAGTTTTCATAATCTTGACAGGCTACACTTTCTATACATCTTGCTATGTAATCTGCACAATTGTAGAATGTACTTACGATGTTTATTTGTTGTTCTACAGCAGATTTATAATTTTCAAGTTCTACAATGTTATGATAACGTCTACGCCAAACTTTGTGTACTCTATGATTAATTTTGCTAACTTTACGATATTCTTCTAAGGAAAGATATAAACTATTCTTTTTAAAGAAGAATTGCTTCCATTGTAATGCTACAGTATCCCATCCTGCTATAGGTTTAACAATGTTACAATAATATTGTTTTTGTTGATGCAAATAGGTATTGTGATAAGCTTGTACAACTACTTCTACAAACTTGTTTACCTGTGATTCTAAATTTATATCTGGGAACAATACGTTTGGTTCTATAGCATAGTCGATTAGATAGCAGGCATTTTCCAGTGCTATTTCTTCTAATGCTCCAAATCTACAGGTAATCAATGGAGTGTTGTAGCAAAGACTTTCTAGTGTGCTGATACCGAACGTTTCAGGAAAAGCAGCTGGATATATCATAAAGTTTGCTAGTGACAATCTATCTGCTATTTCTCGCTGTGGAATGACACCAGTAAATTCTATATCTAATTGTGCATTAACAGGATCATTGGCCATTACACGCCAATCTTTTTCCTGTTGATCTGGTTCTGCACTTTCGCTAAATCTATAATAGCCGCCAATGACTGTTAATCGTGCCTGAGGTATTTGTTGTTTTACTTTAGGCCAAATATGTTTTACTAAAGGGATCATACCCTTAGTCACACTGGCATTATATACAAATAAGTTTTTATCTTTACTTTTAATATCTACTTGATTGTGATATAATCTAGCACCATTTCGTGTAATGAATGTTTTGTTTTTTAGTACTTCAAAATTCCTTCTACGCCCATGATGACAATTGAGTACGTAGGTAAGATGCCAATCACTTAGTGTAAAGATATCAGTAATCTTATCTTGCACAGCCAATTCTTCAATAAGATTATCACCTAGACAGAATGTATCGTGCATCCAAAGTATTCTTTGTTTAGCTTTAGATAATATTCTTTCGTACAAGTTCATTTGTGCAAATGGCCAGGCACGGTTATCATTTAGTTGTGGATATTGTTCTGGATGACAAAATGGTATAACGGTTCTACTACTGATTACAATATCAAAATAATGATCTTCTATTAGATTAGATAAAGGAAGATATTTTACATTGTCGTATATACCAGGTTGTGCGTGATCTGTAGTACAATTATTAAAAACGGTTACATCAAAATTTAGTGCGGCTAATTCTTTGGATATGAGTGTAACTGCACTTTCGCTGCCGCCTAAGCCCTGTTTGAATACTGTAGTCCCGTCGTAGGGAATACCAATAATATCTATAATAGCTATTTTCATGCTATTATATATTCTTATAAAATTTTATAGGTACCAAGTTTGAACAGGTGGAGGACTAACTTTAACGTCTTCTCCTGAACTATATGCGTAGGTTGGCGCTGCAATAAATCCATTCAGATTAGTCTGTAATTTATTTGGTTCTAATTGTGCATACTGAATAGCAAGTGTTGAAATTCTTGCTTCAAGATCTTGTTTATGTACATCTGAAACTTCTGTATCAATAAATTCAATTGAGCTCATTGAATTTGTAATTCGACTGGACTCCAATTGTGCATATAAGGTGGCTAGTGTAGAAATTCTTGCTTCAAGATCTTGCTTATGTACATCCGAAACTTCTGTGTCGATAAATTCCAATGACTGTATTCCTCCGACAGTTCTTCCGAATAAGGATGGACCAATCGTTTTAATAACAAAAGTTCTTGTTGTTCCGGAAATAGTAACTACTAGAGTAGCTTGATTTAGAATAGGTTCACTATTATTTGTATTAATAGTTAATACCGCGGAACCTATTGGAGAAGTAGTTGCCGGGGCAAATCCAATATCAGGGATAAAAGCATCTACTTTAGCATCTCCTGTTCGAGTAAGAGTTATATTGTTATTGCTAAGATCTATGAAACGATTAGATCGACAGGTTAACAGCTGAGTACCGGATACTGCGGTTAATGGTGATGTTGGAGGTGTAAACGCTGAAGTATATAATGCAGTGTTAGTGACTACTCTTAAATTGCTGATATATCCTGTGGCCATCCATCCGTCAACTAAAACGCCTATATAAGAAGTTCCAGATGCAGTAAGATTAGTACTGAAACCAGTGACTGTATTTTCTACTACTCCATTTATGAAACCTCTCAAGGTAGTTCCCTGTCTACTCCACGCAATATGTGTCCATTGATTTAGTGGTACAACTGTAGTTGATTGGTATTCGGCACCGCTTGCATAAAAGGTATTTCTTAAAGTGCTAGACACCATTCTCATACCAAAAATCCAAGGAGATGCTGCGGGTGATCCTCTAGCATCCAGAACGTTCCACCAGTTTGTACTTACAGCTGGTAACGCTGTTGGATACACCCAAGCTTCTACAGTAAAATTCCCTGTGCCTAAGGTCATAGCAGTTGCATTAGTAAAACTTAAATAGTCTCCAGTTCCATCAAAGAAATTACTATAACTAGCGAATTCTAAAGGATTAAAACTGCTTATTGTAGCATCTCCAGACTTGGTTACTGTAAAATTGTTTGTGCTATTATCTCTAAATCTATTTGATTGGCAGGTTAATAAACTTGTACCCGATATTGCTGTAAGCGGTGATGTTGGAGGTGTAAAGTTACCAGTATATACTGCGGTTCCTTTGACTACTCTTAGATTAGAAATATATCCGTTTAAAAGGTTACCATTTGCATAACCTGCTCCAATTTTTGGTGCACCTATTACATAATTGTTAGCATCAGTATATGTTGATCCTACTTGAGAACCATTAACATACATTTTTGTGCTGCCTGAACTTTTTACTACAGCGATATGAAACCACTGACCTGTAGTTAAGGTTGGTCCAGTTATTCTATTATCAGCTACATAATATGTCAAAACACCACTATTTAGATAAATTACAGGAGATAAAGTAGTAGTGCCTGTTCTACTATCATATAAAGTTCCTGACGTTCCTGAAACTATGTACATCCACCCTTCAATTGTAAAATCACCTGTTCCCATTGTGAATGCTGAATTGCTAGGTAAATCTAAATAATCGCCTGCACCATCAAAATAATTACTAAATGTTGTCGGCACAGGATTAAATGTATTAACACTAACACCACCAACAGAAGTTATGGTATGATTATTAGAGCTTAAATCTAAAATACGAGATGATCTGCAAGCTAATAAGCTTGTACCTGTAATTGCTGCGAGACCCACAGTTGGCACCGTTATATTACTAGTGCCTGTATATACAGCAGTACCTTTAAC